GCACATCTATCCCAATCAGTTGTTAAAATAGAACTCATAGCATGACATTTATGATGATCCATAAATTCAATAGGATATTTTCCTGGTATTGCTTTTTTTATTTCTCTTTTAATATTTTGTCTTTCTAATAACCCAGGTCTTTCATAGTATGCAACTCCATCAACTTTTTCAATATGATGCCGCATCCAACGAATAGAATTAGAAGGAAAAGAATTATCAAATTTTTTACGAGTAAAACGTTCTTCATGGGAAGCACGCCTTACAAAGCCATTTTGCAATAACGCAGCGGCAGAATCATGATGATATGCGCTAATTCCGAATATTGTCATTAAAATACCTTTTATAAATACTTGTTAGTTGTTTTTTATTTACTGTAGTATAATTAGGTTTATCAATAAAGCTTACAAAAGCCCATCTATTTTTTTTAACTAGTGGCTGTATTCTATGAACCATAAAACAAGGAAATATAACTGTCTTACCTGGAATAGGATAAATTCTAGCTATAATCTCTGTAGGTTCTGGAGCACTAAACTCTGTTTGTTCTACTCTTACTCCTTTTGGATTCCAGTTGCCTATCTCAAAAGGTTGCCCATCAGTTAAATAAATTAAATGACTCCAAAATCTAGAAGGTCTAGGACAAGAAAGAATACCATTAGTATAGTCCATGTTATCAAAATGCCATTCATAGCATTCTCCTGGTTTTAATAAAATAGCTGTTTGTCCTGCAAAATTACATACCCATTGATGTCCGTACCAGTAATAATTTTTTTCACAGTGCTCAACTATTTTATAGGCTTTTTTAGCTATCTCCCCACTAAAACCTATGTGTATAGAATCTACCCATCTATCGTCAATGAAATCTTCCAACGATTTTCAATCTCCTCTCGAAGTTTCATAGCAAAAATCAAATGTCCTTTTTGATTAGTGTGTCCCCTTCCATCAGGATGATCTTTTGCTAAGTCTCGCATATATTCCCACCAGATACAAGGATTATTTTCTAATATATCATGTTCTAATATGTTGGGTCGATAAATAGGAATTAACATTAAATTTTCTGGAGTAGCTTTTGCTGCAACTGCTTGTACAAATAAAGCGTTGATTCTCCAATACCACGGCATTTTAGTTAGTTTTTTAAACCATAAATCACGAGTTATTTTACTCCAAATATTTTCTTGTCCCCAATCGTATGGGATAAGATAGTGACCATCTCCGTAAGGATCTACTCGATGATGATGTCCTACTAACCAAATAACTTTAAAATGATTGACAAGATTATTTTTTATGATATACTCAGATTGGGCATCTAAAGTAATTCCTGGCTCTTCCCAGCGATTTTTTAAGTTAAGTAAATCAAAACACGGTTTAGGTGCTTCAAGACTTGGTATAGACCAAGAATTACCTATAACAAAAATATTAGAAATGCTCATAATTGCTTGCGGAGATTCATATACTGCTGGAGAAGGTCTTGCATCACAAGATCAAATTTATGCACATCTTATTGCTAGAGCTTTTAAATCTGAAATTAAAAACCTAGCTCAAAGCGGTGCTTCTGAATATCTTATTTTAAATCAAGTTGAAGAGGCTGTCAAGTTAAAACCTGATTTAATTCTTATTGGACATACTAGTGAATATCGTTGGCAAGTATGGGATGTTAGACGAAATCATTATCAAGGTTTTTTAGTAGCTAATCATATACTAGAAAATGAAAAATACTATCGTAATTGGATTTTATCTGAACAACTTTTAGGAAATCGTAGACAAGAAGATAAACGACACCAAGCTGCTTGGCACGCAGCAGGAATGTTATATTTTGAAAACGAAAGCGTAGTGCAAAATTTATGGGCGAGCGCTGTAGCTAAACAAATACTACTTTGTGAACGAGCTGGTATAAAACATGTTCATATGTGTTGTTTTCCTCATCTATACCCAAAACTATGTGAACTAACAGATAATCATATAGATTTACATTTAGATTTGATGAAACATAAAGACCCCGCTGAGGATAGATCTCATGCAGGGCCTTTATCTCATTTACAAGTTGCGGAGGCTATCCACAAACGTCTACTAAAGATTTAAAATCTTCCCATTTTTCTTCTTCTTCCATCATATTATTTTTATATAAAGTATTAGCTACACGGCGAGCTACTGTAGATGGAATTTCATATTGGTCTTTTATATCTTTTAAAATTGAAGAAATAGATTCTTGTCCAGATTTAACTTGAACCATTAAATCTACAATTCTTTGGATTTCAGCTCTCAATTCCTTCTGTTCTTCGTCTGTCAGTTTCATTACTAATCACCTTAAAATTTTCTCTAAGTGAGGTTGGGGTTTTACGAATTATTCGTTCTTTTTCTAGTTGTTCCATTATTTCTTTAAATAACTCTAAAGAACGATACTCAATTGTTTCATCAAAGTCTTCTTTTGATAATTCTGAAATTAACATCTTTTGATGTAATAAGTTAAAGGCTGAAATTAAATTAGCAGCACCAATTTCTCGTGACCCAGCGCAGTCGCCCTCCGGGCGAGGGTCAAAGAGTTCCCAGGTACAAGCTTCCCAAACTTCTCCTGTATCCTCATCCCATACATCAATTGGCATAGAGGTAACTACTTTTCTTATCAACTTATAAGCGCTTTGATATGAAACAGCCATGTTTATTCCTTTCTCAAATCAACTACCCAATCATCTAGATAATCGTTAGAATAAAACCACCCTAAAGCTACAGACACACTTCTGACAATTTCGCAAAAATTGTCGTTGGTTAGCGCGTGTTCAAACTCTCGTTTGAAGCGAAGCCAAGGGTTAGACAAATTCTTAACAGGTCTAATAGATTCAAAATCACTTTGATTCCAATGAATACAACGCTTGGAATAAGCTGGTTGAGCATTTAAATAATATTCATTTTCTTTTAGAGACTCACGCAACTCAGTATATAGTTCTTTAAACAGAAGAGCCTTATCTTCATTAGAATAATCAGAAATAAGTATTCTTCTTGCGTTGCGTACTAAATTGCGAAAAGGATTTTTTCTATTCATTTTTAGAAACATTTTCTTGAACTTTCATAATAGCAGAAAAATTGTAACTTAGCAAGTATAATTTTATAAAGATACGACATCATCGTCGTCAGAAACCATTTTAGTTAGCATTTTAGGACGCATACCTTGCCAAAACTCTTTTTCTTTATAAAAACGCATACGAGTAAGCATACGCCACCAAGCATTAATTTCTTCAACAGCGGCATCATGATACTCTATTAACCGATACTGATCAATACCTATAATTTGATAAGAAGCTTCGCGCATCCACTCGTGAGCTATCCAAGGATTCCATCTTGCGACATTTTTTGACTCATCAACTAACTTTTTAACTGACCAATCACTATAGTTGTTAAGACTACTGTAAGTGTGTTTCTTTGTCATAACTATTTAGCTCCTGTTGTACTTCTTCGTAAACTTCCATAATAAAACGTGCAGCAATAAACTCACCTGAGTCTTCTTGCATATTTGTATATTCTTGAATTAGTTCTTTTGCTTCTTCCACTCCCTGGTTAGCTAAAGATTGAAAATATGTAATAACATAGGGTAGTCGTGGTCGTGACATAAAATGGATATCCTCTTTTTGTTATAGTTAGTTTTTTATTGACAACCCTTATATTTTTTGACATACTAATATCATGTATGCCACAGAAAAATATGTCAGACAAGAAGCAAAAGAGCTTCATGCTCAAGTTAGAGAGGTTGCCACCGATTTAGGTGGAGATTTACGATATCTTGCATCCGAATTACAAGAAATGCGTGCGAGAATCGAAATACTTGAGTCAAACATAAAAGAACTGAGAGAAATCATAGATGACCACTCATAAAATAGTTGGGTTCGCGTTTTCCGATTCAACAAACTTATCATACATCAAAAATCAGTTAGAAGCAATAAAAAAAGAACATCCTGACGTAGATACAGAGTGGGCTACTGAAAATGATTCTCGACTGTCTCGTCTACCTACTGATCATCGTAATCGTCTTCCTGTTTTAATTTATTATAAAAATAATATTTATGGCAATTACCTTCTCGGAAAACATTCTTATGAGCAGGTTCAACAATGGTATAACTCTCTAGGTATTTAGTTGAAATCTATAGCGTTTATTCCCCATCGACAACGTATAAAAAAACATAAGCTTGATTATCTTCGTGCTATCTCAGATGCTATGGACTATCCGTACCAAGCAGAAGATGGTCGTGATTTAGCGCCTATACAAAGAGAACTAGCAGATAAATGCGCTGAGCTATCTGATCTTCCTTTTTGGAATTTTACAAATTGCGGCACCGACTCTTTACAAATAGCTGTTCACGCTTTAACAAAAGAGGGCGATACTATTTTAGTTCCTGCATATGGCTGGAGAGGAGTAGCAAACGCTGTTAGGTTTATGAATAGACGTTTAAAGTTTATTGATATAGATGAAACTGGTAATATTTCTGTTGAAGCATTAGAAAACTGGGCGAAAATAAAAAATAACTATGCAAATGCGCTTATAATTATACATAATTTTGGCACAATGGCAAATGTACCAGAACTATGTAAAGTAGTTAAAAAATATCTTCCTGCAATAAAAATAATTGAAGATGCAGCTCCTGCATTTTATATGGGAGCACCTATATCTTATAAACCTGGACAATTATCTGATTTAGTATGTTACTCTTTCGATTTTACAAAAGGACCGGGCACGTTAGGTTCTGGTGGAGGAATTGCAACTCGTCATGCTGATATTCATGAGCGTATTTATGAAATTCAAGCGCACGGAACTTCAAAACAAAAACAAATAGTAGGTTATGGCACTAAGAGTTTTTTAGATAATACCTCTTGTGCCGTTCTTTTAAAAGAAATTCAGCTGTATGAGCAATTCGAGTATCGAGAGCGTCGAAATCAGATTGCTACTTGGTATAATGACAATCTTCCCTTCAAATCTATACCCGGAGAAAATTATATTTGGGAAAGATTCTCAATGTTTGTTCCTTCAGAGCAAGTTGCTTCTGTATTAGAAAGGCTTCACTCAGTCAATTGTTTAGCAAGAACTATGTTCAAAGAACCAATGTCTTCTTTTCCTTTTTTTGAAGCTCAAGAAGAACTTCAAGGAGTAAAATATTTTACTGAGAATTTAATTCATTTACCCTCTCATCATTACCTAGAACAAGAAGACTTAAATGTGATTAAAAAATGTCTAGAATAGGTTGGTATTTAAATAATAAATATTATAGTAATAAATGGTCTTGTATAACTGAAAATAATTATTCAACTAAGAATGTAACATTTTATTTTTTTGAAGATGCTTTTGACAAACTAAACTGGGAAGTTGAGCCGTCTTTATCATATGATTATCTTTTAGAACAAAGAGCTAAACAATTAAGAGACTCTTATGACTATTTAAGACTTTGGTATACTAGTGGATCAGATTCTGAAACTATATTACAAACTTTTTTAAAACATAATATTTATATTGATGAAATTGCAGTTGCTAAAAACCCATTTACAGAATCAGATAGAGAACTTAATAAAAGAGCTATTCCAAGGCTAAAACTATTACAAGATAAATTTCCTAATACCTTTATAAATATATTTCAAACATCTGCACAACAATACTTAAATATATTAGAAAGTCAAGATTATGATAAAATTGCTTCAGATATTACATTAAGAAGTATGAGTTATTTATCTTCTTGTTACTATACACACTCAAAATTATTAGAAGCACCTCATAATAAATTTAGTAAAGTTGCTAATGTTATAGGACATATAAAACCTAAAATAGAAAAACGAGATAATAAATTTTTTACTTATGAATGGGATTCTGTGGTTAGCACATTTTCGTTAACTCCAAATTTAGAGATGTTTTATACTAGTCCAAATTTTCCCGAACTTCATTTAAAACAGTGTCATATAGTAAAAAATTACATTAAATATAAATATCCGCAAATAGGCAATCAAATTTTTGCTGAAAATAATCAATATAGAAATGATATTGAGTATGCTATAAGAGTTCCTATTGATAATACATATACATTTGCTAAAGAAGGTACTTTAAGAAATTTAACTCCTAAAGCAAAGCTTGCACTTCAAGAAGCATATAAAGTAGCACCTGATGTATATCACGCATTTAAAAACATATCTAAAGATTATACATTTATGTTTAAAAAATGGAATAAATTAGGAATTAAATCAACAGAATATTGCTTAGGAAAATAAATGAAAATATTAATTACAGGTGGATTAGGTTTTATAGGCGCTCATTTAGCAAACGCACTAAGTAATCATGATATTACTATACTAGATAAATATGATCTTAATTATATAGGATTTGCAAAAATATATAGAGGACAGGTAGAAGGTATTGTTCCTATATCAGAAATAGAAGAAAAACACCGAAAATTAAATGTACAATATAGAATATCATTAATTAAAAATATTAATATTATTAGAAAATGGTCTTTTGAGTATTTACCTACAGATTCTTTTGATTTAATAATAAATTGTGGTGGTTTATCTGAAGCTGTTTTATCTAAGTTTTTTGGAGAGTTTTGTTATAATTCTATTGTAGAAGGTTATAAAAATATTAAAGCTACATATTCTTGTCCTACTATTCATATAAGTTCTTCAATGGTTTATGGTTCTTGGAAAGGAAAAATTACAGAACTAAATACATTAAACCCAGTTGATTACTATGGAATATGTAAAGCAAAAGCAGAAGGATTTATAGATGAAAATGATATTGTATTACGTCCTATTCACGTATATGGTATTGGAGACGCTAAATTTCCAATCTGGATGAATATTGAAAGACAAATAAATAAAAATCAACCTGTAAATGTAGAGGCAGCAGATTGTATTTATATTGATGACTTTGTCCAAATCGTCAAAAATATTCTTGACTCTTGGAAACCAGGTATATATAATATAAGTTCTAATTACATTAGAAACGGAAAAGATTTACAAAAAGTGTATCCAAAACATTTTAAAATAAAAGAAAAGTTAGGGCCTACTGGAAAACCGAGAGGTTCTTTAAATAGTTCAAAATTATTTGAAACTTTTAATGTAAAACTTCAGTATAATAACTACTTAGAAACAATACAGGATTATTATAATAAATATGAAAATTTATGTAAGAAATAATAATGTAACTAAAGCGTGGTCTATACTTAAAAAGAAGTTACACGAAGATGGAACTTTTAAAAAAGTAAGAGATCAAGCTTATTACATTAGTAAGGGAGAAAAACGTCGTTTAGCCAAAAAAGCTGGAGTGGCTCGTTGGAAAAAGAAAAAAATACAATTAGACGAACAGTTTGAACGAAACGAGCGTTATCAATTTAAAAACCGTAAAAAGCATATCAGTAAAAAATCTTAATGTAATCTTGCTTGTTGCTATTTTTTCTGCTACTATTTATTTAACGGAAAAATGGAGATTACAATGAAAGCTTATAAGGGAATTTTTAAAAAGAAAAACGGTGAGTCAAGAACAATGGTTTTTTCTAGAATTAGTGATTTACCTTCTTCTTTTGTTGCTTCTAAAATTTCAGGGGCGGGATCTGAACAACGATATCCTGAGGGTATGGAGCTTGTTTGGGATTTAGAAGCAGATAACTTTAGAATATTTAATTGGAAAGCTGTAGAAAGTATGCCTTCACAATTTGATATTGATGAAGATTTATTTAATATTTAGTGCTTCGTTTGAGGAGAAGTAGAATAAACATACTGGACCCGGGGGCGGTACCCGGCGACTCCACCATAAGCACACTGCCTGAAAAGGGAAAGGCAGAGTTGAAACACACTCGGTAAGTCGAAAGACTGAAGTTGGGATCAGGTCCAACCAGTGTGCTTATGATGGGGTCGAAATAGGATCGACAGGTGTAGTAAAAACTAAACCGAGAAGCAGGTGCGCAAGCGACCTTGACCGCAAGAAACACTATAATTGCCAACGATAACTTCGTAGCAAATGAGGATTATGCTCTAGCAGCTTAATTACTCGGGGTAAGGGTTCCACCTAGCAACAGAACGGGCCCACCAATTATAGAGGATTTAATGCAAAATTTATATATTCTAGGAGACGGGGGTTTTTCATCTGAAGTATACGATTGTCAAATACTTCAAGAAAGCTCTGTCTCACACTATAATTTTATTGATTTTTTAAGCTATACGCAAGATAAAAATAAACTTTTATATTCTTCTACTGGTTTTGATTTTGATTATCCAAGAAATGCTGCCTTCATTTTTGGTTTGACGAGTAGGAAATGGCGTGATATAATCAAAGAACATTTACAAGAAAGATATGTTTTTAATAATTATCATTTTCCAAACGCTATTTCTGCAAAAGCACACATATCAAAACTAAGCACAATAGGTATTGGTAATGTTATTCAGCCTTGGGTAATGATTGCTGGTAATGCAGAAATTGGAGATTTTAACGAGTTTAACTGGTCAGCTTCAATTTCTCACGATTGTAAAATGGGTAATGATAATATCTTATCTCCTTATGCGGGAATTATGGGTTTTGGTAAACTCAAAGATAGAAACTGGTTTGGTCCCTACGCTCTTATGGGTTCTTATACAGAAATGGGAAGTGAAAACCATTTAAGTGCTCACGAGTTTATTCTAGAAGGTAATCTAGGAAACCGCAAATTAGTTAAACAAGGACAAATTTTAGAAAAACCAAAAAGATGATAATTTTATTTAGATGTTGTGAGGCGGCTACTTCAGCAGGAAGTATGGGAAGTGAAACACAAATAGTTCCTCGTTGGGAAGGTAAATATAAGAACGAAATTTTTAATGCTTGTTGGCACTCAATGCAACAAGGTATTGAAGAAACAGATAAAATTTATTTTATTTCTGATAGAACTTCACCAGAATCTCTTGCTAAATTATCAGAAACAACTATAGCACAAACAGAAATTAGAGAGATTGTGCCTATGGTTGAAAAACAAAAAACACATCCATACCCAAAATATCATCCTGTAGTAGTTAATGATGCTTCAGAGTTTGCTACACAGCTAATTGATATTGCAGAAAAGAATCCTGATGAAATTATATATGCTTGCGAAGATGATTATTTACATCTTCCACATGCAATTCTTGCAATGAAATGGTTATTTAATGCAACAGATCATCAGGGGTTTTATGTACCATATGATTATCCTGATAGATATTCTTTAGATTCCAGTAGACAATGTGAAGTATTTATTGGTGCTTATGGGCATCTAAGAACTATTCAAAGCTCTACTTTAACAATGGCTGCCAAAGGTAAAACTTTCTTACAGTATAAGTATGAAATTTTACAAGGAGGTGTTTTCGCACAAGACTCATGGACTTGGAAAGCTTTTAACCAAGTTAAATGTCTAGCTCCTATTCCTGGACATACTACACATCTACAAGACAGATGTATAACACCCATTATTAACTGGAAACAGTATTTTGATTCCCTTCATCCAGAAAAAATCTTTTAATTACGCAATCCTTTCTCACTATATAGACTCTGCTGTAAAAACTAATCAGTGGAGTAACTATGGTTGGGCAGTACAAGAGCTAGAAAAAGAAGCACGTAACTTATTAAAGATATCAGAGGAAAAAGCAGTAATCGCTGTTAATTCTGGTACTTCTGCAATTGATTGTATTATACATGGAATGCGTCGATTTGAAGAGCGTAATTTAAGAATTACAACCCAAGATTTTACTTTTCCTTCTAATGGAATAGGAGCAGCAGAAGGACCTATAGTAGTAGATTTTGATAATGACTTAAATATAAATTATAGAGATGACTATTTAGTTCATTACGGTGATATTTTAATTGTCACTAATTGTTTTGGTCATTTACAACCAATAGAACAAATTGTAGATGCGTGTAATAAATTAAATAAGTTTGTTATTTTTGATAACGCAGCAACCCCATATTCCTTTATTAATGGTCAAAATAGTTGTAATTATGGAGTTGCTTCTTATATATCTTTACACCATACAAAACCTTTAGGGTTTGGTGAAGGGGGTTTAGTTATTATTGATAAAAAATATGAAGAAATGTGTAGACGAGCTACAAATTTTGGTAAGTTAACAGCTAAAGATTCTCACAGCGAATTTAGTGGTAATTTCAAAATGAGCGACCTTTCTGCAGCAGGTATTTTACAGTGGTGGAAAGAACTTAATTTTGATATTGACTCTTTAAAAGATGCTTATTTAGAAAATTACTATAAACTTCAATACAAATTTAGAAGAGAAATTAAAGGACAATCGTTTCCTAATATAGCAGATGAGTTTTTTCCTTTTTGTTTTCCTTGGATTGCAGAAGATCCTACCTATAATCCTTTTAGTAATGTAGAGTTTAGAAAATACTATAAGCCTTTAAGAGGTCTTCCTATTAGCCAAGAAGTATACAATCGTATACAATGTTACCCTGTTCACAAGGACATAAAAGATTATGAATAAAACAGCAATTGTAACTGGTTGCGCTGGATTTATTGGTAATAATTTACTATTAAAACTATTATCAGATGGTTGGTATGTTTATGGTATTGATAAAATAGATACTGTGTCAAGTACTGATGAATATGTATCTTATTATAATAATTATAAAAATCAATTTACTTTTATTGCAGAAGATGTGCTAAAACAAACTTGGCTTCCTACTGCTGATGTTATTTTTAATCTTGCAGCAGACAGTCATGTAGATAAAAGTATAATTGATTCTTCTTCTTTTGTTCGTAATAACATTGAAACAGTTAGACATTTGTTACAGTTAATTGAAAAAAGAGTAGCAATTAGTGTAGATCCTCCTTTATTTTTTCATTTTTCAACAGATGAAGTTTATGGAGATTTAGAAGTAGGTAGTTTTAACGAAAGCTCTCCTTTAAACCCAAGTAATCCTTACTCAGCAGCAAAAGCAGGAGCAGATTTATTACTAAGTTCTTGGGCTAGAACATATGGACTTAATTACATTATTGTTCGTCCATCTAATAATTTTGGAGATTTTCAATATCACGAAAAATTAATTCCACTTGCTGTAAAAAAACTTCAGGCAAATAAAAAAATTCATTTGCACAATAGAGGAAAACCAGTTAGAACGTGGACTCACGTAAAAGATACTATTGATGCCGTTCTTTTACTGTACGAAAAAGGAGAAAGAAATCGTATTTATAATATTTCTTCTGGATTCGAGCAACCAAATTTAGAAACAGCTAAGAAAGTTATTAATTGTTTTTATATGGGAAAACCAAATGTTAATGTTCCAGATTTTCAAACTCATTTAGATTTTTCTTATGAAAGACCTGGGCAAGATGTGAGATATGCAATAAATTGTATGCCTTTAAACGAACTTGGGTGGGAACCTAAAAAACATTTTGATACCTCTATTGCAAGTGTTGTAGATTTTTATAGAAATAGGTTTATTTGGTAATGACAAAAGTATTTATTACAGGAATAGGGGGTCTTTTAGGTAGCACTCTTGCAAGAAAATTAATTACTGCTGGAGGCTATGATATTCATGGCTGTGATACTTTTATTGGTGGAATTCCTGACAATGTACCTTCTTCAGTAACTTTACACGAATTTGATATTTTAGAATTTGATAAACTTAAAGAAGCTACAAAGGAAAGTGATTGTATTTTTCACACAGCAGCTCTTCCATATGAGGGGCTTTCAGTATTTTCTCCTAAAATTACAGTAGAATCAATTGTGTCTGGAACTGTTTCTGTTGCCTCTGCTTGTTTAGCTAATAATATTAGATTATTAATTAATTGTTCTTCTATGGCACGATATGGAGCACAAACACCTCCTTTTACAGAAGATATGCCTCGTGCACCAGAAGATCCATACGGTTTAGCTAAAGCACAAGCAGAAGAACACTTAGAACTTTTGCATAAACTACACGGATTAAATTTTGTCACAGTAGTGCCACATAATGTTATTGGTCAAGGACAGAGATACTTTGACCCGTTTAGAAATGTAGTAGGCATTATGATTAATCGAGTACTACAAGGAAAAGAAATTATAATTTACGGAGATGGAGAACAAAAACGTTCTTTTTCTAATGTAAGAGACTGTATTGACGCAGTTTATAAAATTATGATTTCTAAGAGAGATTTAGCAACGCAAGTATATAATATTGGTCCTGATGAAAATGAAATTAGTATCAAACAATTAGCTTATAAAATTGGTAATTTTTGCAATGTGTATCCAAAATTATTACATTTTCCTGATAGACCAGCAGAAGTAAAAAACGCTTTTTGTTCTAGTGATAAAATAAGAAAAGATTTTAATTACAATGCTGCTATATCTGTAGAAGACACTATTAAAGAAATGGTTAATTGGATTCGACCAAGAGTCCAACCTTTTGAGTATCATCTAGATCTTGAATTTACTAGAGAATACACACCTAAAACCTGGACAGAAAAGATTATTTAATGTCAGTAAAAATTATATGCCCTTATGTAAACGATATTGAAATTATAAACCACAAAAATCGTTTTTGGAACTTATCTGTTTATTATGAAAAAGATACTGCAATGATTGGTTCAGATATGATGTATCAAAAACTGTGGAATCAATTTCCAGAAGATGATATTTTTATCTTACATGCAGACATGTTTCCAGAAGAAACAGATGAATATAATAAATGGTTTGATAAACTACTTGAATATGTAGAAAAGTATCCTGAAGCAGGTATGTTTGGTTGTTTACTATTATATCCAGCAAAAGACAAAAATGGAAATTTTTTCGTACAATGTGCAGGTGGACGATTTACTAATGACATCCCAGATCATTTTGGAAGCGGACTATATCTAGAAACAGGCGGAACTTTTAAAGAAACGTTAGAAACAGACATTGGTCAATATAACAAAGTTCGTAGTGTTGCTTGGACAACTTTCGGAGGATTATATATTAGAAGAGAAGTTCTTAATAAGATTGGCAATTTTGATCCTAGATATGAATGGACCTATAATAGAGACGTAGATTATTGTTTAAGAACAAGAGAAGCAGGATTTAAAATTTATCAAATTCCCGTTCGATTATTTCATCACGAAAGTCGGGATAATAAAATAATTAAAAACAATAATAATAATTTACTAAAAGCAGAAATGCGTAATCTAGAAACACTTAAAAATTTATGGAGTAATAGTAAGTTTTACAAAACACTTGACGAGGTAGTTTCTAATGAGTAAAATGTACATAACAAAAGAACAATTAAAGGAAATGTTTATGGATAGAAAAAGAAATTTTACAGGACCTTTTACTTATTTATATATTTTTTTAATATTATTAATATGTTTTATTCCTGTATTTGCTATTATATTATTAATTAGCTTTCTTGCTATTTGTTATATACCTTTTTATGTTTTAGATGAATATGTTATTAGGAGACTATTAAATGCAAAAAATTAGTGAAGCTTTTGTAAAAGCTAGTTTAGAGTTAGCAGACGGAGAAAAAGGAAAACTTACAGATGTAGAAAGACAACTTTATGGTCAAGCATCTATTAAGTTAAAAACTTTTTTAAATAATGTTTGTTCTAAAGACAATACAAGATATTTAGAGCTTGGAGTATATAGAGGATCAACTCTTATGAGCGCTGCTTATGGTAATAAAACTTTAACGGCTCTTGGTGTAGAAAACTTTAAGTACGACAAAACAGAACCTAAAAAATGGGCAGACGAGGGTTGGCCCAATATGAAGTCTAATTTATACGATACACTAACTAAATACTCTTTTGACGATAGTGTTGATATGTCTAAGATAAAAATTATTGAAAGTGATTTTCAGGAAATATCTTGGGGCTCACAAGCAAAATTTGATGTAATTTACTTTGATATTGAACCTGTAACAGAAGAAATTTATGATGAATTTTTTAAAAAAGTATTTCAAGCTTTTTCTAGACAGTGTATTGTTATTTTTTCTCAATACTCAAAAGATGATAAAGCTACTATGTTAGAATCAAAAATTGAACAATATAGTGATAGATTGGTAACAGAATTTAAGTTCCAAAGAGTATCTAGCGGAACAGCAGATGCATTTGGTTATCATAGCGGAATCGCTGTGTATGGTTTTAGAAAGAAAGCATTTGCAAAAAATGACGAATCGTAGTAAAAATAGTATTATAAGTTTAATTTCTTATGATGCAGATTATTTACCTAAAAGTATTGAAAAATACTATGAATATGTTGATGAAATTATTTTAGGGCTAGACAAAGATAGAATTTCTTGGAGTAATAACTCTTTTTCTTTTAATGAAAATAAACTTTGGAAAGAACTTGACGCATTAGATGGAGATTCTAAAATTTCTATTATCGAAGAAGACTTTCATAAAAGCGAAGTAGCTATTGAAAATGATAATTATGAAAGAAATTTTTTAAAAGAACAATGCTCTAATAATATAATTATTAGTATTGATGCTGACGAACAATTACTACAAGCTAAAGACTTTTTTTACAATTTTCTTCCTTTAACCTATTCTTACATAGAAAAATATGATATTTGTATGAATTGGGCTACTCCTTACAAACAAATTGAAGATATGACTCTTGTTATTGCTGAAGATGATGATTCTCCTTTGCTTGCAGAAAATCAAAGTTTTATTACAAATAAAAACGCAACTTTTACTTATGCTCGCTGGACTAATAAAAGTGCGGGCGGACTAAATAGACTTTTAAGTCCTGCTATTATGCTTCATTATTCTTTATGTAGAGAAAAGGAAGCATTACATACTAAAATTAATAACATCGGGCATTCTGATATTGTAAATGAAGATCCATTTTACGAAATTTGGTCACAGGTAACTATGGATAATTATCACGAACTAAGAAATTTTAAAACATCAGGGCTTGGAGGAGTTCAGTGGCCTAAACTACGCGCAGTACCAACCGCAGAACTTGAAGCTTATTACTCTAGCTATTTTGATAAGGTATACTAATGAAAGTAGAATTAGTTGGAAAGTTTTTTGATAATCACTCTTTGAGTATTATTAATAGAAACTTAGTAAAATATTTAAAAGATAAGTGTGATTTATTAGTTACACCTTTAGATTCTGTAACTACCGAATTTGGAGTAGATATAGATACAGTAAAAACGCTAAAAGACCTATCAAATAAAAATGCGATTCCTGATATTCAAATTAGGCATACATACCCTCCAATTTGGAATTGGCCTACTAACTCAGATACAAAAGTGGTATTTATTCAACCTTGGGAATACACAAAAGTTCCTTTTGAGTGGCAATACAAGTTTGAAACTTTTGCAGATGCTTTATGCGTTCCAAGTAACTTTGAGAGAGATATATTTTTAAAAGGAGGTATTAATCCTGATAAAATATTTACTGTACCTAATGGATACGATGATAATGTATATAACAAAAAACCTGTAAAACCTTATAAAAATATTGATTCTAGTAAGTTTAACTTTGTATTTATCGGTAATGGACAATGGCGAAAAGGTGTTGATATTTTACTAAATCAGTGGAAAGATGCTTTTACTGCTTCTGATAATTGCAGACTAATCATTAAAGATAACTCTGCTATTTATGGACATAATAACTTATTAAATGAAGTTATTAAGATGCAGTATAAAACAGGCTGTGCTCCTATTGTGTATATTGATGAGCAACTAACTGATGAAGAAATGGCTGCTATTTATAAAAATTCAAAAGTACTGGTGCATCCTTATAGAGCAGAAGGGTTTGGTATGCATATCCAAGAAGCCTATGCTTGTGGTTGTCTTCCAATTCTTCCAGATTTTGGCCCTCATCAAGATTTTATCCCAGAAGATCATTACCTAAAGATTCCAACTGAACAAAAGATGTTTAATATTTGTGATCCGTCTATATTTGCTACAAAGCCAGGAGATGCTACTACCTTAATGAGCACTCATTCTTTCTATAGAGAACCTATTGGACAAACACTCCAAAATGCATTAAAATATATTTATTTCCATCATAATAAAAAAGAATGGTATAATAAAATTAATGCAGCTGTTCCAGAAAATAATTGGAATCATGTAGTAAATAAATATTGGGAGGTACTTGAAAATGTCGCAAACAGACAAGGAACTCAGCGAGCTAGACAATAAAATTTTAAGAGATTTTCATTTTAACGCTCCACAAATTAACAATGAAGTACAAGGAACGCTACCTACAATTACAAATAAAGCAAAAATATTTATTGAATCTAATTTAACTCCTGGTTCTTTTTTTCGATTTGGAATTGCTGGTGGAGGATGCTCTGGGTTTAATTATCTACTAGATGAAGATACAGAACAATCAGAAGATGATATTGTTTTTTGTGATTTACCTAAAGCTGTTGTAGATAGAGAAAGTTTAAAATATTTATACGGTTCTATAATTGAATTAGAAGAACAAGGATTCGGAAAAAATTTAGTTATAGAAAATCCCGGAGCAAAAAGCTCTTGCGGTTGTGGAAGTAGTTTTAATTTTGATTTTGACTTGTTAAATGACTAATTATAATTGGATTATAAATGAAAGTAAACTTCCTTGGTTAAAACTAGACATTGAGTTTCCGTATGAAAAAATGTTGGAAGAAGCTAAAGCACTTAAACCTAATTTTGTTAAACACCGTGCAGAAGATCAAATATCTGGATACGGACACAAAGGCTGGTCTAGTTTATGTATTCATGGTATCTCCCCTAGTCATACTAATCATTTTGAGTCTTATGGATACAAATCCAATGATGAAACTCCCTACAGATGGACTGATATATCATCTAAATGTTGCGAGACTACTAAATGGTTAACAGAAGTATATCCTTGTGATACGTATTATCGTGTACGTTTTATGTTATTAGAGCCTGGCGGTTTTATAGCTCCGCACAACGACATGAATAAGCATAGATTATCTCCTGTAAACATAGCTTTAAATCACCCAAAAGGGTGTATAATGAAAATGGCACACTACGGAACAGTTCCGTTTAATGAAGGTGAAGCATATCTTCTTGACGTAGGTAATATTCATGCGTATTATAATAAAAGTAATGAAGATAGATATCATATAATAATACATGGAAATTATAAATCTAACAAACAATGGAAAAAATTAGTTGAAAACAGCTACAAGAAAAATGGGATTAAATAAAAACTATATTGTTGGATTATACGATGATAGTGATAGTATACCAAATCCTAACGCAGCACAAAGATCAAAAGAATTAACAGAATTTTTTACCAGATTTAAGTATTTTGGTCCTATAGTTTACGGGAAAACTGTTAATGAAGTACTAGATAAAGCATTAACTTACGAAGTTGATTATTGTATTGTTCAATGTGTTGGTCATATTATAAAAGAGTATGAGTTTTTTAGGCTTCTAGAGTCTTGGATGAATAAATATAATTTTTTTATTACAGGACATATAATGGATAAACAAAGTAAAAACTCGGCTCATCCAAAAGGAAATGGGTATTATGGGTTACATAAGCAATGTTTGTTAGTTAATCTAAATTATTATAAAAAATTTGATCGCCCTGTTTATGGGAAAAAAGAAGATTCTGAAGAAACAATTGTTACAAAAGCTATTAGGCATGTAAGAGATATACATGATGACTATACTCCACTAGCTCTAAAACCAACAGAAGAAACTGTTGTATGTACACCTTTAGTAGATGGCTGGAATTTTATTAATAAAAGTTTAGAAAATGGTTTGCTTGTTTACAACTTTTTACCAAAAATTAGAGAAACAAAACAATATGTATATCCTAATAAAAGTGCGGAAGAACTAAATAAACAGCTTTCTTGGATTAGAGAAATAGTAGATTATGCCCCTACTTGTGTGTTTTTCTGGAATACAGAGGGGTATTCGGATGTAAAATACGTAAAACTACAAAAACCAATAGATAAGCTATACTCCGTAGCTGCTGCTTTTAAACCTAATTTTTTACTTAATGTTTTTGGATTTCATGAAAATACTGAAGTTATCTATTATGATTATAGTAAACAAGCTCTTGCCTTTAAAAAATTATTACTTCAACACTGGGATGGAGAAAACTACCCAGAGTTTCTAAATTGGGCTAAAAATAAGTGGGCTATTAATGAAACAGCAGGTCAATCAACTGAAAATGAAACTTATCAAGATTTATGGCAAAACGAAATAAAATGGTGGAAGTCAGAACAAAATATTAAAGAACACTGGCAAGCATATAAAAAATTAAAACATACATTTATACATACCGACATTTGTAAAACACCTGAAAAAATAACTTCTCAAATTACGGGAAAAGATACAGAATTAATATGGTGGAGTAATGTATTTCATACAGTAAATGCTCATTATGTTAGGGGTTTACAAGGGGTAAAAAATTGCTATAATGAATGGTTAACACAAGTAAATAATAAAAACCCAAATATTTATATTATGGGAAAAGATTATTTAAATCGTCCTGTTGAGGGAGGGACTTTAAAGGAGTATATAGATGAACAAAGACCTTTTGAAAACATTTAAGTCAGAAGAGGATTTAAGACACTATTTAAAAGTAAATGGAATGAGTGGAAAAGCCTTAGATAAGTGGGTTAATGAGTGGAAAAACCCCTCTCCTAAAGATTTTAGTACAAAAACTGTTAAAACAACTATGATCAGTACAAGTGAAGATGAAACTGTGGAAAGCAAAAACGAGAATTAAAGGAGATTTTTCTTTTGTTAATTCTTTAATATATCGCGATCATACAGATTATGATTTAAAAGGTGTTGTCGATGCTATTTCTGTAAAAAGTGCTACAGGAAGTGTCTATGATTTTTATAGGGATAGTCTTTTAGAAAACCCAATAAATTTTAAATATACAAAATTGTATCATCAATTTAAGGTTAAAAAACTTATAGATTCTTTTGAATTAGAAAAAACTAGAATCAGAATACATCGACAACTTCCTACTTATCAAACAAAATTACATGTAGACGAGCAAAATACTAAAGTTAAAACTAAAGAAGACGTTAGGCTTAGAATCTTTACTGCTTTAACTTCTTCTAAAGATTTCATATATGAATTTAAATCTGGAAAAGATTATTGCATACATAGTTTAAAACAGGGAGAGAGTCTTGTTTTTGACCCAGATGAAGTAGAGCACGGAACAAAAAATCTATCAGAAACAGAAATTAGATATTCTTTAGTACAGATAGTAAAACCAAATGATTGGTTAAAATCATTTATAAATAATAAACAAGAAATTATATTGTGATATGAATATAGATTTTGGAACAGCTTTTCATAAACCAAATGGAAATGCAACAAAAGTAACTTTAAATGAATTTAGAGATATTTTATATCTACATATAAGAGAATATTCTATGGATGGAGATACTGGACACTGGTTTCCTACTAAAACAGGATATGCTTTTCCAGCTGACGAAATATCATCACTAATCTCTTTACTTGAAAAAGCAGAAGAGATTATTAATAATCGTTATAAACACTCCTATCAGTTAGAATTTAACTTTGGAGAAGAGTATGAGTATTAAAGCCTGGAGCAATGAACAGGAAGATGAATTAATTTTATTATATACTATTGAGGGTAAAAAAGATGTACATAATCTTGCCAACCACTTTGGAAAAGGGTATCGTAGTGTTATAAGTAAATTAGTTCAATTAAAAATTTACGAAAAACCAGAATTAGAAGAAGAGAATAAAGGTCAAACAGTAAAAGTTATGTTAAGAGATCTTGAAGAACTTTTAGAAATTCAAATTCAAGGTACAAACCTTAATAAAAAAGAAAATTTAAACGCATTACTTAACGCAGTAAAGGTAAAAATTAATAATGCCTAAGCATAATTATATGTATGGAAAAGAAGCGTTTGATTATGATAGAGAAAAAGAAGATTGGGATTCTTTTCTAGTAAGAAAAGAATCTGAAAGAAAAAGTATGAAAACCACTAATGAAGTTTATCCTGTCAGGGAAGACGTACCGGCTGATCTTTGGGGTAAACCCATAGCAAAATCAAAAGTGCAAGGTCCTATTGGAGCAGCCGCATTAAGCGAAAAATCTATCACACAGAGAGAACACTCAAGCACGGCAGATGCTGTAAATCACCCCCCACACTATAATAAAGGTATTGAAACTACAAAATACATAAAATCTTGGGATATGAATTGGAATCAAGCTAATGTAATTAAGTATGTTTCTCGTTACAATTTAAAAAATAAGCATGATGTAAATCTTCAAATACAAGATTTACAAAAAGCTCGTTGGTATTTAGAAGATTTAATTAAAGAGTTGGAAAAGCAAAATCCTTATTAGAGTGTTTATGTGCTCAAGATATAAGAGCTACAAAAGAGAAAATCATTGAAAAACAAACTTCTTATTAACTTTTGTGGAGATTCTTTTTGTAAAGATATTCAGGAACCTTCTTGGTGTAATTTAGTTGCCTCATCTTTAAATGCAAAAATAATAGGTACTGGTGAAGGAGGCACTGCTCACGAACACGCAATAAAAACTTTTAATGAAAAAGCAGATATAACTATATTTTGCTGGACTGAGTATAATAGAATATACCATAAAAAATATAGTTTTAACTTTGAAAGCGTCCAACATCATTTATTAGAAAATAAAGCAAAGTCTAACAGAGCGTTTTTAGCAGCTAATGCGTATTATCAATATTTACACGGTCAAAAACTTGCTATAGAAAGACAGATTAGAGATTTATTCTGGTTTGATCACTGCGTTTTAGAAAAAGTTAATAAAACATTTTTACATCTTTTTTGTTATGAAAATACCTATATTTTTAAAAACGGTATAAATACCCCTTTAATTCTTAAAAGAGACTTTGAAAGCACTGACAAAACAATTGATTCTCCTATTCATAATCACTTAAACATTAATGAAAATAAAAAACTAGCTGAACAGGTTTTACATTTTTTAAAAAATTCTTGCTAATGCCCTTCAAATCTGCTATTATTAAACTTCATTAAAGAGGGTTGATGATGAACTACACCGAGCTGAAGAACTTCGTTCTTGAACATTCCCACAAATATTATGATTTATCAGCGCCAAGCATCTCCGATGCTGAGTGGGATAAGGCTTATGACAAGCTTGAAGCAATGGAACAAGCGCAAGGATGGAAAGACTCGGATTCCCCTACTTTAAAAGTAGGCGGAGCTTCTGGTAAGATACGTCACCCGTATGCCCTTTATTCACTAAGAAAAGTATATGACAAAAGCGAAATTGAGGAGTGGATGGATGTTCGCACGCCAAAAATTGATGGAACTAATCTTACTCTTATTTACAAGCGTGGAAAACTCCATTTGGCGCTCACTCGCGGGAATGGAGATCGAGGCGATGATGTTACCGCGCTCGCACAAGAAATCAGCAACATTCCAAAGCGAATCTCTACCGACCATTTGCGCGTAGTTATCAATGGCGAATGTGTTACAAATAATAAGGTTGAAAACTTTCGCAATTATGTTAGCGGCGCGCTAGGGCTAAAATCTCCTAAAGAATTTCGTGAAAGATCTATTCAGTTTATTGCTCACGATATTCTATCTTGGAATATGAGCTATCTCAACAAGATAGAAATTCTTAAGAATATGAACTTTTTTACAGTATTAGATGACGAAGCGTGGGAATATCCTTGTGATGGCGTTGTCTATCGTTGTAACGATTGGCATCGTTGTAATGATTTAGGATATACTTCTAAATATCCTCGTTTTGCAGTAGCGCTTAAAACTCGGGAAATTCAAACAGCGATTACCACGCTACAAGAAGTTATTTGGACAGTTGGAAGAACCGGAACAGTTAATCCAACAGGAGTAGTCTCTCCTGTTATTCTTGACGACGCTACTATTTCTCGCGTCACACTACACAATATTGAACAGATTGAAATGCACAATCTTGGGCTAGGAGACAGTATTGAGATTGAGCGGGCGGGTGGAGTTATTCCTAAATTTCTTCGCGTGATTGAGCACTCTGCACACAATCTAAAAATTAATCAACGACACGCAGAATTGGCTATTAAAGAAGCAGTAGTACGTCATGGTCCCCGACTCAGGGTAAAGTCAGGGCAAGGCTCATCACTAAAATTGCTTGAACATTTTATCGCAACTCTAAAAATTAAAGGGTTAGGTCCAGCATCTATCAAAAAGCTAGGACTAACCCATCCAATAGATCTATTTGAAGAACAACCGTGGCATAAACTTGGAGTAAACGGAGAAAAGATTGAAGAAGAGCTTGAACGAGCTAAGCTACAACCGTATTCTACAGTACTAGGCGCTCTAGGTATTCCAGGACTCGGAAGAACCGCTGCTAAACTAGTAGTGCAGCATATTCCCGAGTTTCGTTCTTTAAGAGATATTGACGTATTACCGATTAAGGGAATCGGACCTAAAACAATTGAATCAGTTTTAACCTGGCTAGATGATAACGAAGAATGGGTGATGCAACTCCCACTCCAACTAAAAGAAGAAATGTCAGTAACCGAAGTGTTACAAGACAACAAAAAAATCTGTATTACTGGTAAGATGGATATGACTCGTAATGAGTTAGCCGATCATCTTTATCAATATGGATTTAAGTTTACTTCATCAGTTACAAAAGATTGCTATGCTCTAATTGTATCGGATGATAACCAATCGTCAAAGTATAAAAAAGCACAACAGCTGGGAATAAAAATTGTCAACTACTGGCAAAATAAAAGTGCTGTACTAAATGGCGATTTTTAATAGATTTTTTATAGAAGCAAAAACGTAAATACATTCATTTTAATCTTGCTTCTAATTAAAAAATCTCTTATAATCTAAACATAGTCAAGAAGACAACAACTTCTTGAATATCAACTTTAAATCTTAACTTTGTAATGAGGGAATATAAATGAGTAAGTTTGAATACACAGAAGATATGGAAGCTCGTATGCATGATGTATGTGCTTCAGGCGTCACGGAAGAAATTGTCGAAGAGCTAATGAGCGAGTTCGATTTTCCACGGCGCTCGGTTACTGCTAAGCTACGTAAGCTTGGCTTTGATGTTCCTAAGAAGCCTGGCGCTGCCCCAGTCTTCTCACAGGAAGAGACTGACGCTCTTGCAGACTATCTACAAGCCAATTCTGGCACGATGACTGCTGAAGAGATTGCTGCTGACTTTGCCGACGGTAAGTTTACAGCTCGTCAGATCAACGGTAAGGCTCTTTCCATGGAAATGACTTCACATGTAAAGCCTGCCGAGAAGAAGGTTACTCCACGTACCTACACCGCTGAAGAAGAGGCTCAGATTGAGTCACTTGTCGACGAAGGTGCTTTCCTGGAGGATATTGCTGAGAAGGTTGGTAAGCCAGTTAACTCAGTTCGCGGTAAGCTTCTTTCTATGGGCCGTCTACAAGACGTTCAACAGAAGAACAAGAAGTCCGCAAAGACAGATCCTTATGAGGGGATTGAGGATCTACTAGACCAAACTGTTGAAGAGCTTGCAGAGCACTTTGACAAGACAGTTCGCGGTGTTAAGACCGTTCTAACTCGTCGTGGTCTTTCTTGTGCTGACTACACACCAAAGTCAGTGGCTGAGTAATCTCAGACCTTCTTAACTAACTGGGGGACAATAGTGCGCTATTGTCCCCCTATTGGTATTTAAATGGAATCTCTTAATCTATCAGAACTAGAAGATGAAACAATAGATTATATACTAGGACTATCTCCTCCCGCCAGAGCCGCTTACTTTGCAAGTTTAGTAAAATCTTTTTATCCTAAAGTAGAAATACAGTCAATAGAATGGCAGCATCTTATGGAAGCATATGCTGCTTCTTGGTATGCCGAAAAGATATATCGTTATAATCGGTTTTTTAATGAATCTTTTACTGCTGTTTATACAGAAACAGGACTAATTAGAGACATAGTTCTTGATATTTATTTTAATGATGACGATTTGATCGTTCACTAACAAACTCATCTTGCTATTTGGTTTGACCTATGTTATACTCTACAAAATGGAGGAATAAATGGCGCGACCACTAACAAAATCAACAGAAATTACAGAAGCTAAAATTCGTCAAGTTATTTGGATGCTTGAAAAAGCAAACAAGACGAAAAAAGAATGCTGTGAGCATCTTGGTATTGCTTATAATACTAAGAGACTACAAACAATTATTGATGATTTTAGGGCTAAACAAGATCGAGAAGCAAAGCTAAAAAAACTCGCTAAAACAAAAGTATTTACCGATGCTGAAAAAAATGGTATAGTTAAAGACTATCTAAATGGAGAAACGCAAACAGCTATTGCGAGACAGTATCATGTATCTCCACAAAGAATTAAAAAGATTTTAATAGAGATGAACGTGCCAATTAGAGCACGTAGTAAAAAAGCACAACCAACCGTAGATCACGTAGTTCAAAACTTAGATGTAAAGTTTAATATAGGAGATAAAGTATTTCTTCCACGTTCTAATGACTATGGCGTAATTGAACAAGTTTTTGATGAAGATTACCTAGAATATTTACGGGAACCAAGACGTCGTAAATACGTAGAGCTTCATGCTTTTGAAGCAGCTAAAAAGAAGCATGGAGAAGAATTTGAAGGAAAAGAAGATATACACTGGAATATTTACTGGGAATATGATAATGGTAGTGAGTGGAAAGAGTTTGCTATAAAAGAAAAAATTAATAAAGTTGAGTCTATAATCGAAGAAACAGGTAGGGAGTATTACCGTATCTGGATTCAAGGAGATCATGGACATTTTACTGACGAAGTCAGACACAATCTTTATCCAGTAGTCACACAATAATGGCATTAGATTTACAAAAAATTACTCTGCGTAGATTATTGGATACGCAGAGCCATGAACTATATTCTAAAATATCTGGTGATTATTTTACCGGAATAAATCGTGTTATCTATGATAAAGTACAAACATTTTATAAAGCAAATTTACGTCTTCCTAGTATAGAAGAATTTCATATTATTCGTAAAGATGAAGTACTTCAACAATATCTTGATACAGAAATCATTTCTGAAGATAATGTAAATGAAACAATTGCTAATGAGTTTTTGCTTTCACAATTACAAGATTATTTTATTCGAGAAGAGACTATTGACTTTTTAGATAAATTTGTAGATTCTCTTGATAATTTAGAAAAAATAGAAATTGTAGATAAATTTCAATCACACTTATTACACCTTAATTCTGCAATACCTTACGATGATGAGCTTTATGATGTAGCAGAACTTGAGTTTTTTCCGTCTGAAGATGATTTTCGTATTTTTCCAACAGGATTATCTGCTGAATATGATTCTGTTAATGGGGGTTTTGCTACACAAGAACTAGTATTGTTGGGCGGTCGCCGCGGTTCGGGTAAATCTATTATCTCTTTAAACCTTGCTTTAAATAGGTTTTTAGAAGGTAATACTGTATCTTTTTTCTCAATTGAAATGCGGTACAAAGAAGTTTATGATAGAGTGCTTAGTATTATTTCTGGTGTTCCTTTCTTAGATTTATTTAGAAACAAACTTAATGATGGGCAAAAAATTCAATTAGCAGAAGCAAAGTTTAAAAACTTTTATGAAGAGTCTGATTTAGTTAAAAATCTTTTAGGAGAACTAAAACAGAAGAAAGATTTCAAAAAGTTTGAAACAAGAGTTAAAACAGAAAAACCAAAACTAAAAGATCATAGATTATTTTTAATTGATGATGAATCTCTAACTCTTAATCGAATTGATCATTATTGTAATATGTTTACAAATAAATACCCAGACTATAATATGGCAGTAGTAGACTATTTAAATATCGTAAAACACCCAGATCAAAAGAACTGGACTTCTCAAATTGAAATTGCAGATAATCTAAAATCTTTAGCGCGTAAACATGATGTGACAATGCTAACACCTTATCAAATTGATGCAACGGGAGAAGCTCGTTTCGCAAAAGGCATTTTAGATGCTGCAGACAGAGGTTTAAACTTTTTTCCACCGCCTGAGAATGAGCAACGAGAACAAGAAAGCAAACTAACAATTCATACTACTAAAATTCGTAATGGTAAACATATGAGTTTTGATGTGTATATGGATTGGAGCTGTGTTAAAATTGACCCTAATCAGTCTGCAATAATTAATGAAAAACCTCATAATTCTGTAAAATTTGG